GCAGTTCGATGGGAACCTCGTACACGTTCTGGATCACGGCTCCCGTGACATCGTCGAGGACGAGCGGGATGTCGTAGATCGAGTCCGATGGAGCCACGCGGTTGAGTTCGACGATCCCACCACGAACGAAGTCCTCGACCTGCAAGGTCGAGAACACTTCCTTCGCCTCGTCGGCGAGGTCACGGTAGGCACCGTCGACCAGTTCTTCCAGTGTCGCCATCGGACCACCTCTCCGGTGTTGCGACCGGGAGGAAGGGGCGTGCCCTCCTCCCGGTCTGGAGCGGTGATTACGGGGCGAGCGTGGCCTTGAAGGCGCGAGCGCCGGTGATGTTGGTCGCGGGACCCATCACCGGGGAGCCGTCGAACGCGGTGAGCGCGTAGCCCATCATGCCCTTCCAGCCCATGATGGCGCGCTGCGCCAGCGGGTCGGCGTGATCGCCGCCCCGGCCGACCCGGTACGCCTCGATGGTCGACCAGTCACCGGCGACGTACGCCTCCGGGCCGAAGATGATGATCTGGGCCGGGGTGTTCGGGAGCCGGTTCGTCTCGATGAAGCGGACGCCACGGAACGAGCCGATCTCGCCGTTCATGATCCCCTGCGGATCGGCGTACTTCTTCGTGTCGGTCCAGCCCAGTTCCCCGACCTGCGTCATCACCAGCGCGCTCGTCTCCGGGGAGATGAACGCGTGGTAGTAGCCGTCGGAGAACGTCGGCACGTTGGCCCGCTTGGCCTTCGTGACCGCCTCGACGATGCCCTGCGCGTACCCGGTGGCCGCGATGGTCAGCGCCGGTGCGGTGAGCAGGAGCGCGCCGAGGGTCTTCTCGACGTAGTCGACCGCGTTCCACGCCAACTTCTCCGACGCCTTGGCGTAGAGATCGAACGGGCTGAAGATTTCAGCCAGATCGGTGATGGCCGTGGTCTTGCCGACCTGCTTCCCCGTGAAGGAGAAGGTGTCGAACAGCATCTTCTCCGTCTCGGGCGGGACGCCTTCCAGCAGTTCCACCGCGTCCGTCAGGTCGGCGAAGCCGGTGTAGACGAAGGCGTTGGTGCCCGGGACGTGCGACGCCGTCAGCGGCTGGTTGCCCGCCTGCGCGAACACGGCCTTGTTGCGGAGCGTGTCGAGCGTGTTGCGGACGACGAGGGCCGTGACGACCTTCGCGAAGTCGGCGTTCAGGCCACCGCTTGTGGCGAAGGGCTGGCCGGGGACACCGGCACCGAGCGTGCCGATGTTGGAGGGGATGATCGGCTGTGAACCGGGGTCGGTCTGGATAAGACCGCCGCCTTGGTTGCCGCCACCGAATGCAGCCATCAGGTTCCTTTCGGGTTAGGAGTCCTCCCGCTCCTGCGCCGCGAAGGCCGGTGCCAGACGCCGCAGGTCCGAGAGGAGTTCGTCCTTGCTCTTCTCTTTGAGCGGCTTCTGGCTGTTCAGGCCACCGGGGATGCCGGGGCTGCGCCGAGGAGCCGCGTTCGGGTCGATGATCGGGTGGCTCCCGGGTGCCTGCGGTGCCCCGGACTCGGCCCACGCCTCGATGGCAGCGACCTTCTCCGGCGGCAGGTTGGCGATGGAGTCACCAAGAATGCCTGCGGCCATCGGGTACTGGGCTTGCAGTTGCGCCGCCGCACGGGCGATGCGCTCCTGCTGGAGGTTCGTCTCCAGTTCCCTGATCCGTGCCGCCTCGGGGGACTCGCCGACGGGCGCTGGAGCGGGCTGTGCTTTCAGAGCCTCGATCTGGCTCTTCAGCGCCTGCGTCTCCGCGTTGTGGGCGCGGTCCTTACCGCTGGAGCGGTTCCTCCAGAAGGCTTCGACCTCTTCGACGGTCTGGGCACCGCTCGTCTCGACGGGATCACCCGTGGAGCCTTCGGTCCCAGCCGTGGCGTCGGTCTGGCGTTCCTCGGTCAACTCGTTCTCCTACTGTGATGCGAACGCAACGTGGCGTCAAGGCTGATCATGTCACGGTTGCGGCGGCTGCGGAAGTTGCTGCTGCAACTGGTCGGCCGCTCCCTTCAGCCGGTCCTCGACCGGGGTCGCGCCTTCGAACGACAGGTTCAGGGCCTGTGGCGTGATGGCATCCTCGCCCTCCCCGCCGAACACCGGTGCGTGGATCGCCTTCGCCATGTCGTCGACCCAGTCGAAGCCAGCCTTGGGACCGAAGGCGTAGGACACGACCTCGCTGCCGGTCTTCGCCATGTTGAACTCCTTCGGCGTCCCGTCGGCCTTCAGCGGCTCGTCAATCGTCTCGGCACCGAACTCGGCCACGCGCCGGGACCAGAGCGGGAAGTTGGCGGGCGCGTCCCACGGGGAGGCGGGCAGGAACATCATGATGTTGCGGAAGACCTTGTCGTTCTTCGGGTCGTTGACGGCAGCCGCGAACTCCGGGTCGGTGTCCTTCTGCATCTCGACCGAGTTCTGCACCCGGGCGGCGTTGACGAAACCGTAGAACGGTGAGCCGTGCAGGCCGTACTCGCCCCCGCCGATCTTCACCGGCTTGGTCAGGCCCGGGATCGGCAGCCCGAACGGGTTGACCGACAGCGCCCGCACCATCTCGGGGGCGACCTTCCCCCACATGTAACTGGCCGGGTACATGCCCAAGTACGGGTGGTTGATCGACCGCTCCATCCACGACCGGCCGCGCCGGAACTGGACGTTGGTGAAGGAAGCGTCCTCCGCGTCGATCACGGACTGGATACCGGCCGCGTGCATCATCTCGTCGGTGGCGTCGAACGGGACGGCGTTCGCCAGCACCTCCCGCTCCTTCTGGATCGGCATCGTCAGGTCGTTGAACAACTGCTCCATCTCGGGGCTGATCTTGGCGTTGGGGTTCTTCTTCGCCCATTCGAAGATGCGGATCAGGGCCTTGCGGAAGTAGGCGAACGCGTCCCGCATCTTGGGGTTCTTCGCCTCACCGGTCGCGAGCCACTTCCCGAACTCGTCGGCGAGGTGTTCGCTCGCCTCCCGATCCCAGCCGGTCTTCCGGGCCTCGGGGGCCTTGGTCGCGACCTCGTCGTACTCCTTGCGGATCGCAGCACCCTCGGCCTGCCGTGCCTTCAGTTCCTTCTGGCTCAGGTCGAGGTGTTCTGACAGGGCGGTGTGAAGTTCTGTGGAGTTCTGGTGTGCCACACGGGCAGGCTCAACAGCGGCCGTGGCTTCATCGCGTGACTTGATGAGCGCGTCCAACTTCTCCTGCTCGCGCTTCAGCCCGGCCTCGACCCGCTCCAGCCCGCGCTTCTGGTCGGACGCGAACCGCTGCGACTGTGCTGCCTTGCGCTTGGCCGGTGCATCCTTGACCAACTGCTTCAGCGCGCCCGTCTGCTCCGTGACCTTGGCCGACAGGTCGGCAGCCTTGGCCTCGGCGTCACGCAGCCCCTTGGCAGCCGTGTCGAGGTCACCCTTCGCGGTCTTGGTCGCGGTCTGTGCCTCGATGACCACGTTCTGGCGGTCGGCCACGACGTTGGTGATGTCGTCCAACTGCGTCCGCAACTCGGTGGTGCGGGCGAACATCGTGGCGTTGCGCTCGTCGATCACCCGGTTGAGGTCATCCCAGACCACCCGCTTCATCGACGGATCGCTGATCAGCGGCTCGATCACGGCGTGGGTGATCTCATGGAGGAACGTCGACCGGTCGCGGTACTGGGTGAGGCCGATGATCGCGTCACCGGCGTCGGTCAGGATCGTCGCCCCCCGGATGCGCCGCTTGTCCTTCTGGAACATCATCGTCCGGTGCGGGTCGAGGTACGAGTAGCCCGCCTTGTCGACCGACTTCAGCCCGCCCTTGTCCATGAACCCGGCCGCGAAGTGCGCGTCATCGGACGAGGCCATGTACCGCACCGACCGGCGGGGCAGGGTGTGGGCGGCAGCGAAGGCGCTGGCCTCCGGGTCGTACACGTGGCGGCGGTCGTCCCACAACTTCCACTGGTACCCGCCGTTGCCGTGCCGGGCCAGCGTCGGATCGTTCGCCGTCTCGGCCGTCTTGCGCGTGGTCATCAGGTCGTCGTAGATGCGGTAGTCCGCGCCCAGCACCGTGGCCTCACGGCCGTAGATCGAGGCCAGTTCCTCGTCCGTGCGGTACATCTTCAGGAGCCGGTCGGCCTCGGTCTGGGTGATCTTCGACTTCGGGTTCGCCACGGCCTTGGCGACCTTGTCGCGCATCCATGCAGCCACGGTGGCGTGATCGCCGTTCTTCAGAGCGGCGTCCATGGCCGGGCTGCCGTTCTTGAATGAGATCGGGATGCCGCTCGCCTCGGACCAGTCGTACGCACCGGCACCCCGGGGCGGGCGGTCAGCCGGGTCGAGCGGTGCGCGCATGGTCTTGTTGCCCGTCGGGTCCTTCGGGTCGGGGATCATCTTCCAGTCACGGGCCAGCCAGCCGTCGATCTCGGCCTGCTTGTCGGGCGAGAGGCTGGCGTAGAAGTCCTTCCACGCCTGATTGGTGCCGTTCTCGCCGAGGTCGAAGTACATGTGTTCGGTGAGGTCGCCAACCATGTGGGTGTCCATCACGCCACGTTCGAAGTTGACCGGATCACCGAGGTCCACCCCGAAGTAGGCCGTCTTCAGCGACAGGCCATCGGTGCGGTGGGACATCCGCTCCGCGAACTCGTCCAGCGACTCATCGGCACGGCGCACGAAGTGCTGCGGGTTGTCGACCATGTCCTCGGCCATGGTCAGCGCCCGGCCCATGCCGGTGTTGGTGCTGAACCCGCGCCACGACACGTCGTCGTTCTTCAGGTACGCGAACATCTCATGGTCGCCATGGAACATCGTGGTCGAGTCGACGTTCTTGCCCGCCGGGAGGCCAGCCCCGTTCACGTTCCATGGCTTGAAGATGACGTTGTCGTCCATCTTCTTCGCGCCACCGGTGAACTTCTGGAGGACGGCACGCGCCTCCAGATCGAGCGGGTCCTCGGCCAACTTGCCCGCTGCCTCGGTGATGGCCTTGATCTCGTCGTCCTTGAACAGGGCGGCGCGCTTCGTCCCGAACATCGGGTGCTTGGCGATCAGTGCGTCGATGGCGTCCAGCCCGACGACCCGCTTGCCCTCGACCATGACCCCGTTCTGGATGGCGTCACCCAGTTCCTCGATGGCCCAGTTCTGGATGCGGCCCGGGGGCTTGTACTTCTTCTTCGCGTCACCCTTCAGCGTCCGCTTGTGCGCGTCCTGAAGTTCATCCAGTTTCCCGTGGATGTCGCGCCGGGCACGGCTGGTCCCACCGAGGTAGCCCTGTGCCGCCTGTGCCCGCTCCTCGACCAGCGCAGCCGTGGACTTCACGTCCTTCATCAGGCCCGTCTCCTCGTCCAGCACCTGCCGGGCGGGGAGCATGTGGTCGCCCATGTAGCGCAGCCGGTCGTCGAGCGGGATGTAGTGGGCCACGTCCGCGTTGGTCGAGTAGGCGAGGCCGAGGTCGCCGTGGCTGGCCTTCTGGCCCTCGGGCAGCGCGTCCTCGATGGTGGCGCGAAGGCCCTTGGTCTGTGCGGCCATGGACCGCAGGTCCTGCATCGAGCCGACCCGGAAGCGCGTGCTGATCAACTCGTTCCGGGTCAGGTTCAGCCCGGCCGACAGCATCGCCATCACCGAGTTGTTGAACAGCCGGAAGGTGTTCTCCGGGTCGGCCATGTCGACCTGATGGGCGCGCCACATCTTCTCGTACAGCGCGTGCTTCAGGGCCGGGTCCTTCAGGTCCATCGGGTCGATCATCTGGGCGCGGATCACGTGCGCTTCCCACAGCGTGAACGGCTTCTCCAGATCGTTCAGTGACTCGATGCCGCCCGGGATGAAGATGTCCCGCCCGCCCTCGCCGAACGTGACCTTCCTGATGTCGTCGATGGCCCCGACCTGATCGAGCGGCAGGTCCTGCGGTGGCGTCTGGGCTGCCTTCAGGAAGTCCATGTCGGCCATCGGCTTCCACACCGAGTTGCGGACGGTCGCGCCCGTGACCGGATCGACCCCGTAGGCCATCGCGGCTGCCTTGCTCTGCTGGAGGAGCGTGCCCCACGCGGCCAGCGTCTCCTCGCTCGCGTCGATCAGGTCGTCGTGGAGCAGGCTGACCGGGCTGGACTGGAGCGTGCGCGACAGGAGTTCCGTCTCGCTGATCCCCTCCGTCTCGGCCAGTGCCCGGACGATGGAGCGAGCAGCGTCGACCTCCGGCTTGCCACCGGCCACCAGCGGGACGGCGTCATCCCACCACTTGTCGACCCCGCCGGTCTTCACTTCGAACTGGGTGGCCTTCCACGTCCGGTCGATGTAGTCCTGATGGGCACCCAGTTCGCGCATCGTGTCCACGAAGTCGGCGTGCGTGATCTCACCGACCGTGACCCGATGGTTCAGCGCCTCGCGGCTGGTGTTGAAGACGACGTGGGCGTTCTCCTCCAAGTTCACCGCTGCCCGTGCGCCCATGGCCGGTTCCTTGCTGGCGTCCATGAGGTGGTAGGCGACCCGGGGATCGGACGAGGCCCACTTGTCCTTCTCGACCAGCCACCGGACGGCGATCTGCCCCTGATCCTTGGTGCCGAAGGTCTTCTCCAGATCGAGCCAGATGTTCGGGTTGATCTGGTCGAACTGCTCCTTCAGCATCGGGCCGAGGAAGTACCGGAACATCTCCGACTGCGCGGCTGCCTTGCGCTCATGGACGTTCAGGGTGGCGACGTTGCCGATGGCCCGACGGAGGACGTTCCGGTCGACGGCAGCAGCGGCCTGCTTCGCGGCCTTGGCCCCGTGGAGGTAGACCAGCGACCGCTCCATCATGTCGAACTGGGCCTCGGGCGACGACGCCTTGTACCGCTCGATCATGTGCTGCTGGATCATCTGCACGTCGTCCAGCGTCACCTCCTCGCCAGTGAGGGGGTTCGTCCACTTGCCGGTGAGGCGGGCTGCGCGACCACGGGCGGCGCTGAACACCCACGGCTCGACCCACTCCTGCATCTGGAAGACCGGGTTGAGCGAGAACCGGATCAGCGGGTACATCCGCTCCGCGACCTGCCCGATAGCGTTCGACGGCATGAGCGGCACGTCCGAGAGGTTGGTCTTGACCTTGCCGCTCAACTTCTGGGTCAGGCCGACCGTGCCGACGTTGCCTTCGAACGCCTGAAGCGACAGCAGTTGCAGGTCACGGGCCGACATCACCCGGGACGCGGCCTTGTTGCCCTCGACGATGGACGCGAACTCGTCGATGTTCATGCCACGGGGCGCGACGCTCGCATCGAGCGCCTTCCGCTTCACGGCGTCGTACAGGTCACGCCCCTCGCTGTACGTCAGCGTCTGCCCGCCCTCGGTCAGGGCCTTGCGCGACATCGCGCCCTCAACGAACCGGCGTCGAGCCTCGCGGTCGATCTTGTCGGACGTGATCTGCTGGCCCATGCGCCGGGACTTCCGCTCCAGCGCGTTGGCGAACGACTGCACCCGCCCACCGTCGTCGCGGAACCTGAGGTTCCACGTCTCGGCCCGGTCCCCGACGATGTCGGTCCACGGGCGGGCGCTCTTGATGTCACCGGCCTTGATCCCGTTCGCGAGGTCATCCTCGTCGTGGAACGTCAGCCGCCACTCGTCCTCGCCGTTGGCCGGGCGCAGGCCGTAGGTGTAGCCATCGCCCCTGCGTGCGTCCTCGGCGAGTTCGCGGGGCAGTCGGCCCAGTGACTCGTCGTCGAGTTCCTTGGTCAGGGTGGGTTCGAACTCATCCAGCCACTCCTTCACGCCACGGAGCAGGACGGCCTCCTCGGTCCCGTCGGCGAGGAACCCGACGGCCAGCGCGTCGTACTTCCGAACGGCAGCACGGACGGCTTCGATATCGCCGGTGTCCAGTGCCTCGCGCAGGGCCTTAGCGCGGAGGTCCGTGAGTTCCCGTGGTCCGATGAGCGTGGCTCGATCAACCGTCTCCATCCGCGCCTGCTGGGCGACGGTCGGCAGCCCGTCCTCGTTGTTCGCGATCTCGGCAGCCAGCCGCTCCCGGGCACCGCGCTTGGCGGTGTTGTACCCCTTGATCCGGTTACCGAAGTACATCGCGTCGACCAGCGAGTAGGCGTCCTCGTTGTCGCCCAACTTCCGCAGCACCATGGCTGCCTCGTCACCCGACAGGCCGGAGCGGGTGAGGCGGTCGAGCGCGTGATTGTGCGCCCGGGCCATCGCCTCTTCCTTCGTGCCACCGGACAGCATCGCGAGGTCGGCCTTCCGCCGGGCGACCCACTTCTCCATCTTCATCGCGTAGTTCTGGGCACCGACCTTGGCCCGGGCCTCGGCGATCTTCGTCGGCCGGGCGTCGCCGATGCGGCGGATGGAGGCCACGTCATCGGCGAGGCTGTCGCCCGCCATGAGCAGCCCCTCCTGCGCCCCGAAGTACCCGATGCCCTCGTCGAACAGGTCACCCTTGCCGATGGAGTCCAGCGCATCGCCGAGCCGGGAGTAGTTCTCGATCCCGTAGCCCTGCGCGATGCCCTTCGTCCCCTCGCGTGACAGGAAGGCGTTGGTCAGCGGCTTCGAACCACGTGCCCCGATCATGTTCGTCGGGTCGAGGACCTTGCTGCTGATGTCGGCGATCTTCTCCAGCCGGGCGAAGCCGGGCTTCAGCGCGATCTGCTGGCGGGCCGGGAGCGACCTCGCCGCGTTGGCGATGGCGTCCCCGTGCGAACCGACCCGCACGGCCTCCTCCATGACCTGAAGTGGCGTGACGGCCTCCTTGGCGATGAGCGCACCACCCTCGGTAGCCGACCGCTCCGCGACCTGACGGGCAAGCGCCTCCACGCCTTCCCGTCCAAGGTCGTCCACGAACCGGATCGCCTGCGCCGCCTTCGCGCCCTTGGCCGACAGCCCAATGGCCGTGCCCGCGCCGAACGCGAGGTTGGCCGGATCGAGCAGGCCCGAGCCGAGCAGGTTGACGACCCAGTTGTTGGAGTAGCCCGCCCCGTTCACGACCAGTTCGTCGAGGAACTTGTCCTGATTGATCTCCTTGTTCCTGAACCGTTCGCGCAGGGCAAGGACCTCGGGGTTCAGTTCCTCCTCGGGTGCGTTCATCACCCGGTCGATGGCCTCACCGGGACCACCCGCCCAGCCACGCTGGATCAGGTCACTGGGGATGCCGAAGATGCCCAGTGTGTTCATCACCTGCTCGCCGAGGTTGTCGGCCGGGCCGAGCGACCGGAGGATCGGGCTGACCTCGCCCGATTCGATCTTCCGGTTCCACTCCTCCTTGTCGTAGTCGCCCAGTGCCTTCATCAGGCCGAACGGGTTGCCGTCCCACTGGTCAAGGAACTCCTTGCGCTGGGCGTCGTTCATCCCCAGCAGCGAGGCCCCCGGGATGCTGCCGCCACCGGGCAGCCCCGGGATCGCGGGGATCGCACCCAGCAACCCGCCCACGGCGTCGAGGCCGACCTGCGGGATGTGGCCGATCCCACGCCCGATGTCGGCCCCCAACTGAGCCTGCCCGAACAGGCCACCGATGGCCCGGCCAGCGCCAGCCCCGAAGCCCTCCACGAACCCGCCCGCGCCCGGCAGGTTGGCCGCGAACGCACCCGGCTTGGTGAGGTTCAGCGTCTGCTTGCCGATGTCCTGATACGGCCGGTCGGGGTTCTCCGTCTTCGCGTACTTCTGGGCGAACTCGGAGTTGACCTGCTGGACCGGAGCGCGGGCCACCTGCGGCGCAGCCGTGAACGAGGGCTGCATGGCAGGCATGGCCTGCCGACCCCAGTCCCCGGCGCTCATCGGGGCCTGCACGCCACCGCTGGATCGGGACAGGGGCGGCATCAGAGATAGAACCCGCCGCCCTTGGTCTTGCTCGTCTGGGCCTTCTTGCTGTCGTTGACGTTCGCGCTGGCCTTCTTGACCGCGAACCCGGTGTTCGCGTTGACCTCGGGCGTCTCGTCAGGCTTCGGCTTCGCCTTGGGCGCGGGCTTCGGCGGGCCAAGCACCGGGCGGGGCGCGGGCGGCGCATAGCCGCTGTACGCGCCGGGCTTCGAACCGGGCTTCGGCATGAACGGGTTCTGGCCGGGCTTGTTGACGTAGACGGGCGAGATGTTGGTGCCCTCGACCTGCGGGTTGACCCGCTCCGTCGTCGGCGCGTACGAGAACGCGGCACCGACCGCGCCGTTGCTGATCCGGTAGGCGAGGTCGTTGGCTGCGGTGAGGCTCATGCCCGGCTGGGACAGCAGGTCCCCGGCGGACCAGCCCTTCGGCAACTGGCTGGGCTTGA